CAAACACCACCTGTCTATCGTATAGTTTCTTTTTAGTAGGTGAAAATACTTTTACTTTATCAGAAACTAACTGAAGGAAATCTTTATCAGTAGATACAATTACAACTTCACCATCTAAATCATATTGAGTATGTTTAGTCAGATAAGCGATTGTATCATCTGCTTCAATTCCATCATAAATCATAGTTTGAAGAGGTAGATAATCTAAGATATCATTTAACCAAACAAATTGTTGTTTCATAGAAAGTCTTTCTTCTTCTTCAGTCATCATTTCACCATATTGGCGATTTACTCTGAATCGATTCTTCTCTCTACCAGCCTTATATCCTTCGTGGATTCGTTTTCTACTCTGAGAACCATTCTGTCCATCAAAGGTTACAATACAACGAGTTGGATTGAATTCTCTAATCTGATATCCAATAGATTTGAGTGAACCAATAACTCCACCCGTATGGTCACCATCCTCATTCATTGTGGGGTTGGTTGTCCAACTACGGATGAAGGTATTTAGCCCATCAATAATTAGAACTCTACTATTCCTTTCACGAAGGTGATTCGTTTTATGTTCCTCATTTACTTCGTTGAGGATGTTTTTGTAGAGTTTCTTCATTATGTAGTTGTTGTTGTATAAGTGATTGTATCTTCACCACCAAAATATTTTTCAATGGTTTCTAATCTATCATCCGCATCTACCAACATTTGTAATGCTGATTCTGCATTCTCATAGAAATCACCAGTTGAGTGGTCTCCAATCCCAGCAGGATGCTTTTCCAACAACTCCAAAGTAAGGAGTGCTTTCGCTTTATCTGCTTGCGCAGATGCTTTTAACATTTCTTTTAACTTGCTCATAACTTATTATTTTATTTAATCTACTACCTCAGCTCCTTCAGTATCTAATTCATGCGAATCAATATCCTTAGAATCTGATTTGTATTGTAAGATGGTAGATTCACAAATCTTCTTATAAATCTGCTCCCTAACATCTTCTCTCTCATCCATCATATCAATGAAATCTTTAGATTGGAATTTTAGTTCCTCTCCAGTTTCGGTATCCACATAGGTGTACCAAGCCCCAGCCTGCTTCACCAACTTATTTTCTTTCATTACTCCTAACCAAGAACCATAATTATCTATACCTCTATCAAAGTAAATCTCAAAATCAGCTGCTCTAAGTGGTGGACCCATTCGGTTTTTGATAACCTGACATCGTACTTTCATACCTATCACCTTATCTTGTCCGTTCACCTTTTGTTTGATTTGTCCCATATTCTTCAAACGAAGTCTAACTGATGCATGGAATGCAAGAGCTTTTCCTCCAGAAGTAGTCCACGGGTCACCAAACATTGCGTTCATCTTCTGACGAAGTTGGTTTGTGAATACTAATGTTACCTTTTGTCTACCAATCATATTGGTAATCTTTCTCATCGCCTTTGAGATAATAATAGCTTTATCGGTAGCGTATCCATCTTTACCATAATCAGCTGCCAACTCATTCTTAGTTGAAGCTGCGGCAACTGAATCCACTACGATTGTTACTAACTTTTCCTTTTGGGTGGTTCTTACCTTTTCAATAATAGTTTCAGTAAATTCAAAGATTTGTTCAACTGAATCAGCTGATACATAAAGGAGTTTTGCTACATCCACTCCAATAGCTTCTAAGAATTCCCTACTTACCGCAGTTTCAGTATCGATTAGAACAGCTACACCACCTTGCTTTTGTGTTTCAGCAAGGAGGTGAGCCGATAGTAATGATTTACCACTTTGTTCTAATCCCGTTACTTCAGTAATTCTACCAACGGGAAGTCCACCATAAGGGCGATTAGAAATGGCAACATCCAACATAGCACATCCAGTTGAAATCCACCCTTCTACATTTGTGGGTGCATCATCCTGTCCTAAGAAGAAAGCAACCTTTTGGTCTTTGTTTGTTTTGTTTAACTCAGAAGCTAGTTCTGCCGCTAAATCCATTTCTGTATTTTTCGCCATTTAATTTAGATTATCCGTTAAATAAGTCATCAAATGCTGATGCCACATCATCCATTTTCTTTTTCTCGTCAGCGGTTACCTCATTTGAAGGTGCTGCAGCTGGTGCTGTAGCGGCTTGAGTTTGGGGTGTTGATGGAGTTGAAAGAGTTTGTTCTGATACACTTTCTTCACCTTCTTCAGCGGTTGGATTTAACCAACCTTCTAATACCGATTTTAACTCATCGTAAGATAACTCTTGATAGATATCAGTAATGTTAGTCTGAGTTTCGATAAAGTTTTGGATTTGTGTTGCATCACCAGCTAAAGGAGTGGTGTTTGGTTTTACACGGATAGTAGTTACAGGATAAGAAGTTCCTGCATCTTCTGCTGATACATACTCAATAGTAATATCTCTACCATTATTAGGGTCAGTAATATCACCATAGTCTGGGTCAGCAATGTAACCTAAGATTTCTTGGTAAACAGTTTTACCGAATCCCCAAAATTTGATTCCTTCACCCTCTTCACCTCTTACGAGTACAGGTACAAAAGTTCTCAATTTCGGCTCCATTTTCTTAGCTGCTTTCCAATCTTCTTTATCACCCATTCTCTTCAACTTATCAGCAAACTCAACGATTGGGTCTGGTCTACCAAATGAACTTGGAGACAAGTACGTTTTGTTGTTGATGTTGTAATGGAAGAA